ATCTGTTCACCAATATTTCCCATTTCATATCTAATATCTTTACTCATGCGTTGCTCCTATAGTGGCTAGCCCACTTTGAACCTACAGTCGTAAGACCTTGACGGCCGAGTTCAAGCATATAAAGGATACGACACACCTCAGCAGAGTTAGGTGCATTTTCAATGTCTCGCATCAAACGAGTAGTTTTAACCTTTTTAGATTTGATAGAACCAATGTAATCAAAGCCAACTTGCTTAGCTTGATCTAAAGGCATGTTCGGGATAGTGTTCAAAACGTTAGTATTCATGTTATATATCCTTTATCGACGCGTGTAAACATAAACGTCAGCACTATCTGCATATTTCAAAGGAAGCGATTGATTGTAGCGTCGAACACCGCGACGATGACCACGACCTTGCAGTTTGACATATTTTTTAGTACCATACTTCTTGTTTTGACGCTTGATCGCCGAACGAAGAAGACTTACAGCAGATGTGTATTCACCAACTGGTTTTCCATCTTTCATTTCAACAGTAAAGTGATATGCATTAGTACGTTCAGTCATGATACAGTCTCCATTGCTTATATTATTAATCTAACACAAGCAACAGAGGATGTCAACAACTTTTTTTTGTTTTTATTCTAAAATATTTGGTAGGTCACCATGATTGCCATCATGACGCGGCGACTCCCATCCACTTGGTTTTATGAGATCTGGTAATCCAAATTGATTTGGCCGGCCGGCCTTAACACCTACATCTTTGCTCATATTGGCTCGAAGGATCTCATCCCATGCTTTATGTCCATCAACACCCATCACATCGAGTGTGCCGATAGCAAAGACGCAAATATCGATAAGACCGTCTACGACTTCTTCTGAGTCGTGTTGTACGTTGGCTGCAGAAATAATTTCACCAAGCTCTTCATACATCATAGTAACACGAAAGCTGAGATACTTACGCATCAACTCTTTGTCATGTTTATTCTTTTCGAACCATTCGTTGACACCAAATTTCTGGTGCATTTCGGCGATATCTTGAACCCAATCATTGCTCATTTAATTTCTCCTTTTGAGATTCCATTTCAAATATTCTACGACGAAGACCACTACTTGAAAAACGGTGATCACGTTTATTGAAGTAAAGCTGAATGCCGCGCTTACGACAAACATCCTTACCGGTAAAGTCTTTGTCTTTGTACTCTACACCGAGTATCCTTACATTTATATCATACATTTGAAGAATGTCAACTAAATCTTCTTCTGTCACATAACAGATAATCTCATCAACATATTTCACAGCCGCAAGTTGAGTGTATCTTTCAACAAGAGATTGTACAGGTGCATTCTTTTCCGATCGATCAATAGAAGGATCGACCTGAAGACCAGCAATAAGATAGTCACATCGATTTTTAGCTTCTCGTAACATTGATACGTGACCTGAGTGTAATAGATCAAATGTAGATGCTGTAAATCCTACTTTCATTATGTCTCCATCACTTCTATTCTTAACCGTTTATATGGTTTTTTATGTTTAGCAGCTTGTGTAAATAACACATAATTATAATTATTTTTCGCACAATATTCTTTTGCATTAGATATTATTTCTGATTCATTAACCAAATAAGTTTTTCTTAGTTTTTGTTTGTGTTTTTCTGATTTAGGTTTTCTCAATTTTTCTTTTTGTATTTCAGTCATAGGTATACCTTTATTTGGGGATGGTATTCCTTTTCTTTTTAAAGATATTTTTTCCCTAGCTTCCTTTTTATGTTTTTTTCCATACATAGGATTTCCAGAACCAGCATATAGATCAGATCTTTTCTTCTTTTCCTCATCAGTATGTGTTTTTCCATACATAGGATTATTTTGGCTAGAATATCTTTTAGATCTGTTTTCGCGTTCTTTAATACCTTTATCAGTTTTAAAAAAATCTTTAAGAGATTTTGATATATTTTCTCCGCCTTTGTGTTTCTCACCTTTTCTAGTTTTACCATACATAGGATTGTTTTTTCCAGAAACATCTCTTCCAAAAAACCCATTTGGAATTGCTATCGACTCATTAAAATATTTTTTTGATAAAACCACATTATACTTTATTTGTAAGTCTTTTTCTTTTTCTTTTGCTTCAATATCAGTTTGGTGTATACTTAAAATTCTTGTTTTAAATAGATGTTTATTTTTTATTTGTTCTTCATCATATATTCTTTTATATTTTTTAGACGAAACAGAACCATTATAGCCTGAATATATTCTTTCCAATTTACATGAACCTATATATCTTTTTGGCAATCTATCCCCAAACTATAAAGTTAGGTAGACACAATACATAATAGTAGTTCCTTATTTACGGATTGAATTTACACTATTATTTATAATCATGTATAGAAAAGTTTTTAACTTTTTGAAATTTAATAATATTATCAAACTTATCTTGAAATTGATCTGCTTTATTATGGCTAATCACAAATAGATTAGTATCATCTATTACATTAGACAATATATCAAACAGACTAGAAGAACCTTCACTATCAAGTGAACCGTCAAATACTTCATCCATAATTAAAAGGTTAGTGCTTACAGAGTTTCTTAGTCTAGAAACGCCTCGCCATGTAAGTAATAGCGCCAAATCAATTCTGGCCTTTTCTCCTTCGGAGAACGAAGAGTAAGAAAAAGCGTCACGAAAGCGGCTCTTAATAGTTTCATTAAATCCCTCATCTAGTTGAAAGTCTACGAAGAAGTCCATAGACGCTAAATATTTATTAATAAGCTTATTCATCACGGGAACATATTGTTTAATGATACGTGTTTTAATGCCGCCATCTTTAAGCATAGAACCAAGAATACCAAGTACTTCCTTATCATTGAGTAGCTGTTCTTGCTTAATATGATATGTCTTGAGTTCTTCTTCAAGCTCTTTGATTTTCGAAGTATCTACAGCCTCAACCTCTTTCTCAGCCTCGAGAAGATCTTTTTTGATGCCATTCAATGTGTTCTTAGTAAGCTTGATATTAGCTCTACACTCAGATGCATGAAGATGCAACTTTGATATATCATCTTCGACTTCACTAATCTCGTTTAGTCTTGTTTCTTTTTCTAGAGCTTTAGCTGCAAGCTTCTCTCTTGCATCTGTGATTTTGTTAACTTCCTGCCCGTGCTGTGAAATTGTACCTTGCTTAAACTCTGATTCAATTCCCTGCTTACAGGTCGGACAGTCGTCGTGCTGCTCGAAGAACTTGATTTCTTTTGAGAGTCGATTGAATTTTGTTTTGAGCTCATTATCGATTTCCTGGATTTCCGAAAGTTTCTTCTTGACTTCAGTCTTGTCTTGAATAGATTGTACGAACTCATCCATATGAGACTCGATCTCATCAATCTTCGATTGCTCGCTTTCAATGTAGTCTAAATGTTCCTTAACACGGTCTTTAATCTTTTTGACTTCATCTTCTTTCATGGTACGAATGGAGTCATTATGATCTTTTGCGGCTTGAATACGATCCTTTGCAAGGTCTATATGATACTTAAGCTCTTGAACTTCTGTCTTATTATCAGACACCTTTTCTTTCAATAGAACGTTCATAGTGGTAAAGATCTGAATATCGAGAAGGTCTTCAATAACCTCTCGTCTCTGACCCGCCGGAAGTTGCATGAACGGTACAAAAGTAGAGGATCCAAGTACAACAATCTGACCAAAAGATTTCATATTCATCTTAAGGATATTTTCTTCAAGGTATGACTGATAGTCTCTGGCAGCTGCATCCTGATTGATGAGCTCATTATTACGCCAAATCTCAAAGATATTCGGCTTCATACCACGTACAACGACATAGTCCTTACCACCGGCCTTAAATGAAACTTCTACCTTTAAATCCTTCTGATTAATGGAGTTCATCAGCTGTGGCTTGTTAATCTTACGGAATGGCTTACCATAAAGCGCAAAGCAGATAGCGTCAAGCATTGTTGACTTACCTGCTCCGTTATCACCAACAATCAATGTTGACTTAGATTTGTCTAAATCTATCTGAGTCCACTGATTACCTGTAGATAGAATGTTTTTATAAGATACTCTCTTAAAATATAATGCACTCATGAATTTATATCTTTTTTTGAATAATATATTTTTTCAGCTAAAGTTTCTTCTTTAATGTCATATGTGATATAGCCTCTTTCAATAAGACCTCTAGCTTGAGAAATAAACTTATTTTTTGTTTCTAAGGATATATCTTCCCAAGATTTATCACTTTTCATAATTTTTTCCTTTTACTATATTAGCTCGCCACGGTAACATTTGTAAATTTTCCTTTTCAGCTAAAATCTCAGGCGGGATGTTATTTTCATAACCAAATCTTGCTGGAATTACATGATCTAAATGATATGCACCATTCATTCCAGCAACACCACGTTTATAATTATTTGGATTTATTTCATCTTTATATTTAGCATAAGTATATTCAGTAAGAGTTTTTAGTTTATTTCTGTATTTTTTGTATTCTTTTAAATCTTCTTTAGACAACTTACGTTTTTCTATACCATTCACCATATTTTTTGTCGGCGATTTCCAACGCTCTATTGCTTTATTAGATATTTTTCTTTTTGTTTCTTCGGTATAAATTCTACCTAGAGTTGAGTTATGATAACACGTTTCGCTACAATATTTTTGCTCTTTTCTTTTATGTAAAAACTTATTATTACAATACTCACATATTAGTGTAACTGCAAATTTGCTTTTTGGACGGCCATAGTTTTCACCAACATTTTTCGGTTTATAGTATCCATACTTTATTCTTAATCTGCGAACTGTCCCATAGGAACAATTTAAAATATCTGCAGCATTTCCTATTGTTAAATGCAATGTTTTTATAATATCGTTTTCACTGATAGTTTGTGTTTTTGGCATAAATACCTCCTATTTAAAGAAGTATTTATATAATCTAAGATTTGTATTTCACATAATTAAAATGCAGTGCACTCATATACTCATAGCCTCACTATAGAGATCAGAAATAGCTTTCTTCAATTTACTTTTATCAACACCGGTTTCAAGGTTGTCAATGTAAGTGTTTAGAATCGTATGAGTATCCTGTGCTTCATCAATGAGTTCATCTTCATCAACGATATCAAGGTTCATATGATCTTCAACTACTTTCACACCAGCAGGTGTCGACGACTGAATACGATCAAGGAAAAGATCAAAGATATAGGGATTGTTCTTTGACTTGATTATAACCTTTACATAAGCATTTGTCAACTGTTCTGTCTCAAGCTCTGCAATGTCTTCTACAGTTGCATCAGTATCGTCATAGAAGATTTTATGGAACATCTTATGTGGGTTGGGGATAAACTCAAGATCACGCGTCTCTGTGTCAAAAATATGAAATCCGCGTTTGCCGTCATAATCAGACCAATTCATCTCATACGGTGCACCGAGATACTTAATATTGTCGTACTCAGAAGGGTGGTGAAAGTGACCAGAATATACAACATCAAACTTGTTGAATTCCTTTTTATCAAAGCCATGATCACACAATTGACCACGCATCATCTCAAAACCTTTGATTTCAAAATGACCCATACACACTTGAGCATCGGTGTTTGAGAGCGCTTCTATGCATACATCATAATTGTCTTTAGCAATCCACGGTAC